ACTCAAGGTGAGCCGGGGCCAACTGGCGGTCGCCCAACTCCTCGATCTGCCCTTCGTCTGCCTCAATGATGCCGTCTGGCTTGGCCCATTCGCGCCTTACCCCGTCGATGTCCTGCACCTGGCGAGACACGCGGAGCTTGCTGACGTTCAGGATGTGAACAGCCTTCGACCGCGCCTTGTTGATGGCGTCCTGCGGGGAAACCATGTCCTTGACGACACCATAGCGGCAATTGTCGATGTCAACGTAAGCCGAATGGGCAATGATTGGATTGCGAGGCCGCTGGTTCTTGCTGTCGAGGTAAGGGCTTGGCCCCTGCTCCAACACGCCGCCATATACGAAGACGCACTTGTGCCATTCGCCTGCTTTGCGCGAGTACATCTCAAAGCACATGATGCGGCGAGACTTCACGTCAATCCATGACCAGCCATCACGTGGCCGGTCCTTGAAACTGTCGCCTGTCGTTGCGCTGTCAAAGGACTGCTTGATCTTGTCTTGAGCGTCTGGGTAGAGGTCGACGAGGTCGTTCTCATCCATCCACTTCGCTACGCCCATATAGCGCGCGTCACCGAAGTCCCGGTCGCGGCTGTAGGGGTCATAGAAGAACTCTTCAGGCCGGATGCGCCGTATTCCAGGCTCACCCATCTCGTCCAGTTCGTTGACGCCTGCGACAATGCCCCAGATGAGGAAGTCCTGCAGGCATTCACGAGCGGTTGCGTTGAACCGGGTAACGTCCGAGACGTACCGCAGGCCATCCGTGGCGACTTCTGCCGCTTGCTGGTCGTTAGGCGTCCTGCCCCAGCCCTTCGGGTCTGTGCGGCCACGCTCTACTATGCCGATGATTGCGTTAACGCTTGGCTTGATGTGGTTGAACGACAACGCCGGCTGACCACGAGCATCCAGCGTGCGCTTCTCAGCGTCTGTCCACTGGTCGCCATCGTAATACCGCTGATAGACCTGAGCCTGACGCCTTGCAGCGTCTAGCATGTCCATGCTGACGGTGGCTTTGCGCTTTACGGATTCGAGGTAATCGTCCTCGCTCTTCCGGTCTGCTGCCTTTGCTTTAGCCATTAGCGGAAGTACCTGATCTGATAAGCCCATTCAGGCGCTTGTGGCAAGTCAGATGGCTGGATCTCGGTCTTGAAAGACAGGCCGCGCGCTTCCTGCATGGCAACAATCTGCTCGCACCGCTCCCGTGTCGTCCACGAGATTGCAGGCTTCTGGTCATGTTGTTCAGTCATTAGCCGCCCACCGACAGCGCGAATGACCCGTTGCCCACCAAGTTCACCGCCGCATATCGCCTTGCGATTGACGGAGCAGCCTCAAACACGGAGTTAAACCGTGCAAGGCGGGCCTCATATGTGCCAAACGTGCTGATGACCTTAGCCTGATGCTCTGCGGTCTTGCGCTCAAGGTAGCGCGCACGGCGGGACTGCTGCGCCCCGATCCACAGGCGCTCCCGATCGGCATTTAACTGCCCACGCTTGAAGTGCTTTTTGGTCACTAGGCGGACGATGTCCCAAGACATGCCCTCTAACTCACGCTTCAATCTGTTGGTCATGCTGTCTTCCATCCGCCGTTAGCGGCCAAACTTCTGTTCTTTGTGTACCTGTCGACCGGGTTAAGGCTCTTTTCCGGCTTCGTAAGCAGCGCAGGCCAAGCCTCGTAGACCGCGCGGCCTATCAGGCTGCAGCAGTCAACCGCGTCGTCACACTTGCCGGCTGGAAAGCGGATCAGTTGGTCAACAACCTCGCCAGCCCAAGGGGACTTGGGGAATGAGACCTTGCCGTTAGCCGCCAATGCCTGGAACGCTCTAGCCCGTGTCGGCTTGTCGTGGATGCTTGCCACCCATTCGATGGATGACCAGACCTTGCGCTCGTCCATCCGCTTCTTCAGGACAGACTCGATGGCCCTGCGAATGACGCCGCCTTCAGCGAATACGGTAAGCGGCTTGTGCTTGGCCACGAGGTCAAGCATTCGCTCAATCCAGACCGACGCATCAGTCTGGCCGCGCCACCAATCGACAGCATATATGGTTGAGTCTGGACCAACGCCCCATACGGCGAACTCAGTCCAGTCACCACCCGCATCGGTAACAGCGAAGTCACAGGTGATGAATAGGTTGGTTTTTGGCCGCTCTTCATGGGTCTTGAACCATTCCCTGCGGAAGAAGTCGCCGTCTTCAGGTGCAGGCCGCTGCTGATAAAGAGCCGCCCACATCATCGCGGTCGTTTCCCGCTTCCGCTGCTTCAGGAAGCTGGGGTAGTCGTAATTCGCATCTCCAGCCCAAAGAAACTCGCCAGGCTTGCGGCCTAGCACGTCACCCTGTTCTGCCTCTGCGCGGATCTCCAAGACCCGGCCTTTAACATCGCCCGAAGCAATTTGCTCCAGAACCCGACCCGCAACGTCTTCTTCATGCCAGCGCGTGTTGATCAGAATGCGCTTGGCCCCCGGCTTCAGACGGGCTGAAAAGTCGTCCTTGTACCAATCCCAACGCTTGCGCCGAATCGTTTCTGAGAATGCATCCTCACGAGAGCCAAAGAGGTCGTCGATAAGCCCAAGGTCAGCGCGATAGCCTGAGATACCAACCCCAGCGCCAACCGCGTAATACTCGCCACCTGACTGCAAGGCCCAACGGTCAACAGCCGTGCTATCGCCTGATAGGGCAATGCCTAGGATGTGCCCGTCGAAGGCTATGTCGTTTCGTATTTTGCGGCCCCAGCGCCCAGCAAACTCGCCGTTGTGGGTGCCGAAGAGAACTTGGTTCTTTGGGTACTTGCCGAGATACCAAGACGGCAAAAGGTGGCTGATGTAGGTACTCTTTGCACTCCCTGGCGGGGCAAAGATCAGCAAGACCTCTTCGTCGGACTCTAAGAAGGCTTCGACATTCTCGATAATGCACTGGTGATGCTTGGCCGGCTCAAAGCCCTTGTACCTTGCCCATTCAGTGAGTGACCTTCGAATCTCCCGGCGTCTCAGCAACTCCTGCGCCGCTGTCTTCCTGTAAGACTGCGAGGAGTTCTGCGTCTGTTGCTGTGCGTACATCTTTCACAGTGACCGTTGATGACTGATGAGCCTTGCCATCAATGCGGTCGCCTATCTCCTTGATGCATTGAATGTCGCCGGAAAGAGCGAGTTCGACCACTTTGTTAGCAACAAGCTCGAGTGACTGGTCAACGCCATTTCCCTTCCCGGCTTTCCGTGCCAAAGCGCGGCGAAGGGCCTCACGCCAAGGCTTGTCTGTCCCGCGTCCGCCCGGATTGCCTGATTGTCCTTTTGCGAATGCCATTGCTGTCTGTGCTAACTCGTTGACCTTGAAATATTATTGCGCGCTATGCGGTGTAGTCGTTCACATACCGCTCGCTTCTGCCTCTTGGCTGAATAACGATACGGAACGATTCAATATCACCGCTGGAAAGCGTGGCTTTGATGTCGAGATAGCCAAATCCTTTAAGGCGCTGGGTGATGCGGGTAGTGGTGTTGGATGTGTTTGTGGATGTGACGCCTGTCGGCGTGCGGGTGACGCTGCTGATCGTAGCCCCATCCAGATAGCTGGACATGTCCACGATGTAGGTCAGGTCGTCATCGTCTTCCTGATAGGCGCTGAACTCCTGTGGATTGACCACAGTGACGCCACGGACAGCGTGCCTTTTATTTTGGGCGAGCACTATCGTCCGGTCAGCCATTGCACCTCAAAAGAAAAGGGGCCACCGACAAAGCCGGAAGCCCCTAACTCACCCACAGAAGGAAGAAGCGCCCGAATCAATGCACAATCCGACCACTCTCTTATTTATGCTTTAGAGGTTTCAAGTTTGCAAGGATATTTATCATAGCGGGTTAGAACTCCCCGTCTTTAACTGGCAAAGCAATAACCTTCGGCGGCTTGCCCTCCCAAAACACCGCAAGCTTCGGATGATGCCCCTTGCATATCTTAGCCTCGCTTAGAGCGTTCATGAAGATCCAGTACCCTTCGTTTGGACTCATGTCCTTAAAGAACCCCTGAACGTACCCGTAGGGATTGCCGATGTGGGGGTCATACATCTCCAGCGCCTTGGTAATGCCTTCCACGCAGTGGTCGCAGTAAATGTACTCGGTGGTAAATGTTCCTCGGTGGCTCATCGCGTCAGCCTCGGCTTTACCCCAAACTCTTTTGCGAACAGCGGGACAACCTTTTCCTCCCAGCAGTCGGCACACACGTCAAATTCTTCTTGGTTCGACACACCACCACAATGGGCAAAGTATCCGCATTTCATATCAACACGAAACCCTGTCCAAGATTTGAGGTCATCGCCGCACAGGTCGCACTTGTGCTCATCCAGTTCGATGACCGTTTTCTGCACTTTCTTGAAAGTCTTCATCTCGCTAACCCATAGTGTTTGGACAAAGCATCCGTGAATCTCTGAAGCCACAGCATGGCCTCGTGCGGACTTCCGCCCACATGCTCCATCATCCAGCGGCCCGCGCTCTTTCCATTTACGGCCACTGCGTCCACCATAGGCACAGCGTATTTGCTTAGGTTGGTCAGCATAATGATGGCGTTGCCCCTTCGAGCGATGGCCGCTACCCGCATGTCGGAGAACTCAGCCGTTCCGCCGCTGACGGTCTGGCCGTAGCCTCCGATACAAGCGGGCATGAGCCCGGCAAGGTAAGCATCGGCCTGCCATTTCTTGAGCGCATCAGCCTGGACCTGTGAGAGATACGCGCGACGTAAATACCATTCCACCATGTCCTGCTCCACCCTCACCCTCCGCGTTTGACGGTCTTGCGGATCGGGCTGCTCAACAACATGGAACGCTTGCCGGCGAGCTTCCGGGGTGCCGAAGTCTGACCTTTGAGGCTCTTCTGCCTGTTTTCGTCTTGCCACGCTTCAAACTCCCTTGCAGTTGCCTTTGCACCTAGGATTGCCTTGGCGCGGGAGGAATAAACCTCTGCGCTGTCAGCTATGATTTCGCCATTGGGGCTTAGGCAGGTCCAGAACCACTTGCCGCTTTTGGTCTTCCAAATCTCAATGGGCATTGTCACCAGCCGCAGCTCGACGGCGCTTGTGCCGTTCGTCAAACAACTCTCGCAACCTTTCGGCCAAACTCGCCGCTGACGCAAAGGCCCCGGGAACATCCGGCGAGTACCATTTGCCGGACGGGGCGTTTGCAATCCCGAAGTTGCCGTCAATAGTGCCGTAAATCGTCACCGGGAGCGTGATAAAATCCTCTATTGCGTGATCGTTCATAATTGGCTCGATGTGCCACGCAACGACCTCGACCTTCGGCCCAAACTCCCACTTCCCGCCATCGACCATAATAACTGATTGCGCCCACCAACCAGGCGCGGCAGGAACCAACCTTGCGCCACTCATTGCACGCCCCCCTCGTTATCCACATGCCCCGCAAAGCCATTTGCAGCCTCGCTGGCGGGCGATACGTCACGGACCTTAGCCTGCCTAGGCTTGCGGGTCTTCATGGGCTGTAGCGCCATTACAGAGGGTTTAGCGGCCTTCAGGAATGCTGCCTCAAGGTCTGCGCCCTTCTGGCGGTCGGTTTTGGTCTTGTCTGCGATGATTAGCATGATTTCGTCAAAATTCATGTCCGTCTCCTTTGGTTTTA